GGCAGACGCCCAGGCGTTGGAAGTCTCGCAGGCATTGAGCACGCGGCTCGGGTTGAGCAAGAAGTTGCAGGATGTGGTGCGGCTGACGGGTCGGGACGGGGACTCGTTCTACGAAGTGGTCGTGGACGAGAACATGGATATATCTCTGCTCTCGCGCAAACCCACCTTGCAGATGCGGCGCGACAGCAATGCCTACGATGAATTCAGTAATCCGCAAAGAGCATACTGGCTGGCTCCGCAAATGTGGATGATGCCCGAACCGCCGAAGGATGCGATCTGGTTCGCCAAATGGCAGGTGATCCATGCGCGTTGGGATCATGACGAGGAGAGCCGCTATGGGACGCCGATGTGGGCTTCGTCCACGGGAGCATTCAAGCGTGTGAGCGAGGGCGAGGTGGATGCCGTCGTGGCGAACTTCATGCCGGGCGGCGCGGCCACGTAACGGACGCGCTGGCCGCCGTGGGCATTGGTGTCGGCTAGGTGTTCCGTGATCAAGTTAAGGGTCGCCTCTCTAATCTGCTCGGACTCATGCAGGTTGGTTTTGACCATCCCCACGATGGCAAGGAAGCGCTCACTGGATGCCTCGTAGTGCTGCTGCGTCAATTTGTTGATTTCGATTTGGTTGTCCATCTGACGTTCCAGCTCGGCAACCCGGCGCTCCACTGGCGTGGGGGATTTGGCGCAACCAAGGACGAGCGTGAGGAGGGCGAGGATAAGGGCTATGGTCTTCATGGTTCCTTTCGGTCGGCGATTTCTTGCAAGAGGCGGCCGGCGATGGTGGCGCGTTCCCATGCGGGTTGTTTGTCATCCTTGAGCAGCGAGATCGCCGTTTCAAACAAAACTTCCGTCTTAAACGCCGCGAGACCGGTGAGTTCACGTCCGTAGGCCGCTGGCACTTCTCTAAACGCTTCGTCTTCTTGTTTAGAAATCTCCTCTGCCTTCAGTTTAAGAAATCGGGCGACGGCCTCCACCTTCTCTTGGCTCATGGAAGTCCGCCCGGCGGCGTAGTTGCTGATCGTTGATCGCCCAATGTCAGTCGCTTCGGCCACGACGCTGGCGTCGATGTCTCGTTCTTCTAAAATTCGTTTAAGCGCCCGCGCCATTTTTTTCTTAAAAAGTGTTTGCAATGTTTGCACTTTGCGTCGTATGTAATTGTCACAACTGTCATAATATAAAAAAGTTAGCCCCAACACTCGCTACAAATGAAGGGGCTTTAAAAGTTAGTTGTAGCGAATAGCAAATATACTAATTTATTTCTTACTATTTATAAGTTAGGTTAGAAAAAGTTTGCCCGCTTTCCGTCATAACGTAATTGGGCTGCTCTTTATAAAGCGGGATAGGCTTGAAGCCTTGTGTTACTACAAAGGCGTAACATGCTTTTGTATAGTTATCCGCCAAAACGTCCCCATCCGCCATATGGTGATAGCCGAAGGACTCTCTGAAAAAATCGCAAAAAGCGTCGTACTCTACTTCTCTTTCGATTACTTGGTACTCGTGGCCTAATACTTTGTTGTATTGGCGGTTGTCGATAATTGTTCTAAGTGCAAACATTGTCTGTATATTTATGTGTTTATATTTTGTAAAAGTAGTAATTAATTTGTTACGCCCAACCTCCTGAGGCTTTTAATTCGAAAACCATTCTCATAATTAAGCTGTCGAAGAAATCGGGGGATCGTCCTGTGCGCAATTTATGTGCACTCTTTTTCTCTAATTTTATTTTTCCTTCGTCGTCTAAGGGCTCTCGGCAAATGTTCTCTAAATCGGCTATTATTTGCTTTCTAAATTCTTGGTCTTGACAATAGATTAAGTTAGCCTCGATTAATTCTTTGAGCTTGAAGGCGCATTCGGTTTTTAAGTTCCTGTAATTTTTGCCTTTTATTGGCTGTGCGTTGTTAGTAAATGGTCGAGAGGCTGTTAACTTCTTAAGGCTGTTTGCCGTAAACTTTCGTAAGCCGTCAGCATCGTAAACAATGTGAGAATAAGGTATTTTGTATTGCTCCGCTAATAGAATTAATTTATTACCTATTGCGGTTTCATCGATTTTATCTATTGCTATTACTTTTTCAATCACAAAACCGTCCCAGATTGTCACCACGAAGACGTCAGCTCCAAGGTAAGCGATGTCGCAACTCATATAGCGTTTGCTTGTCTTTTCAACAAAAGAGTTTGTAAACAAGTTGCAAATGTCGTCGTAGTTGAATAAAGCAAAGGGGTTATCATCGTATTCGAAATTACCGTAAATAAGTCTTTGGATTGTTGCTTGTTCTCCTGTTAGCAAAATATCTCGAACGTATGCTGCAACCTCTGGACTCGGGTTATCAGTCGGCAAAGCATGAACAAACTTTTTACTCTCGGTTTCTTTTCCGTCTTTGAAAGGCTTATAGTACCTATCATAAACGTGCGTTTTGGCGGAGTTAAAACACTCGAGCATTTTCTTTGTAATACTGTATTGCTCGTTAAGGCATCGCCCTAAACGGGTAAAAAGTATATCGATAGCCTTGCGGTCTGTCTCTGCGCTTTCATCGATTGCACAACCTGTCAACTCTAAGCCTCCGAAGCGTTCATAAAGTGGATCACTTGGCTTATAGGCGGTGTCGATTAAGTAAATAACTGATCCGTTGTCAAAAACTATTTTGTTGAGTTGTTGATTGTAGTTGTAGTGTACTTCGTTCTGCATTCCTGTTTCTTTCAGAACTTTGAAAAGGGTGACGAGAGTTGTTTTCTTAAGGGTAATAAGCTCTTTACGTCCTAAGCCCCAAGCCGTGCCGGCATAAGTTCTAGCCATGTAAGTAAGCCAATAGCACATCAAATAAGATTTTCCGGAGAAAGCACCTCCTCCATATCCAACAAAAAGCGTAGTGGCATCAAACAACAAACGCCAAGCTAGTGATTGCTTTTTTGAAAGCCTAACTTTCCCCATTGTCGAGGATTATTTCGAATTTAGGAGCTGCGAGCTTTTCACCTGCTGAGGTTACGTCTTTTCGGATTGGGGCATACTCCCCGTCCATTTTGTTAAGTTCTGCGATTGCTGCTTTAACTTCTGCCCCGGAGTAGTATTCTATTTTTTGGATTCCCGCCTCTGTGATAACTTCCCTCCAAGCTTTAATTTCACCTGTGGCAATTTTGCTTAAAAGCTCCATACGTTTGTACTTATTCAAAATAGCCTTTTTAGCGGCTTTTTTTTCTTCTTTGATGATAAAGGCTGTCTTTGCGGTTTTAATCGCTTCTGAGGCAGCGTTAAACCTTCTCTGCGCCTCATACCAGTAATTATCGAAAGTGCTATCCGATATACCCCAAATTTTCTTAAATTTTCCCAAAGCATCTGTATAGCGAATGCCCCAGTCCATTTCGGAGAGGATTTCATTAACGGCAAATTCTTTGTGTGGCTTAATCATGCGTCAAAGATATAAATTTATTTTAGTTAAAAGCAAAATAAACAAAGGAAAAAACATTGTTTACGTGCAAAGCCCCTGATTAATAACCACTTAGCTTTTTAGGGAAACAAAGATAAAAGCTATTGTTTACGCCCTCAGACCAATAACCACGGGGCTTAACCCCAAAACGTAAACAAAGAAACAATAAACACGTTAACTTTGTTGGCGCTGTGGGGACTCTCACGTGCGTACACGTGTATGTATGCGTTATATATACGTGTTATATATGTTATTATATAATATAATTATATACTTATATTAATATTATTGTTTACTTTGTTTACATTAGCCCTCAGTCCTTGTAAAATAGGGGTTTAACACGTAAACAATGATTGTTTATTATTGTTTACTTTGTTGCCTTTTTAGGCTAAAAAAGCAAAAAGCCTATCAAAATGTTAGGCTTTTTATTGTTTCTTTGTTTACGTTTTAATTTTATATCTCAAATTGAATTCCCGAAACTATTCTGTAAACTTCTCGGGTTAATAAAATATCATAATTCGCATCATGCAATTTTGACTCGTCAACGACAATTCCAATCTCTCTCGCTACCGTCATAAGTTTAAAGTTTTGCATTTTAGCCCTTCTTTCAATCAGATATTGACTTGCTAAAACCATAGAATCTAAACTCCCTGCATGAAACCAAGAGCCAAAAAAGGTGTCCCCGTTTTGGGTAAACCAAGCCCTAAAAAAGTTATCGTCAAAGTGAGCGTTATTGTACCCAACCAAGTAAATCTTATCTTTAGTGTTGTAGGGGTCGCAATGGCGAGTTAAGAGGGCTTTAAGCTTTCTGAATATCAAACCCATTTCCGGATAGGCTTTTATTTGCTCCTCAGTCACGTTACCAACTTCCAAGGCTTTAGCTTCAATTTTTGCTTTTGGGTTAGGCGCAACGTTCCAGTTAAATGTTTCTACTATTTCCCCGTCTATTTCCAAGCATCCCGCTATTTGATGTATCCCGTTTTGTCTGTGGTCTACGCCTGTTGTCTCAAGGTCGTAAAAGAATTTCTTTATCTGCATGACTATCTCGGCTTAAAACTATTTTCGAATTGCTTATTTATTAATAAACTTCCTGTCAAACTTTGGCTTAAAAGGGTATTATCTGAGGAAAGTTTTTTATTCCTTCTTATGTAGTGGTCTAAATCTCGGCTAAGTTCTATATTTTCTCGCTCTAAAAACTTTCTATTTTGCCTACTTAAAGCCAAATTAATAGCTAAAATGCAAATAACTATTACCAGCCCTAAAATTAATAAAGTGTCTATCATTTGGTTGCTATTTTATGAAAGGCATTAGTAACTTGTGTGTTGTCGTGCAAATAGATATTATTGCACTTTTGCAACCACGCATAAAAGCGTTCTACCTTTGAGAGTTCTTTTTTCATATTATTTGAAAGTTTTAATTAAATTTTCAACTTCGATTAACTTCGCCAGTACTGATGCTAAATCCTCGCAAGGGTTCAAAACTAAATCTTTGTATTTGTTCAAAGCTTGCGGAACGCTCAAGAAGTGCCACGAGGCTTTTTGCGTAACGCTTTTAGTCTCGAGAGTATCTAAGTCGGTTACTTCTTTTACTTCTTTATAGTGCAGCGTTACCCCGTTACCGTCGGAGTTAATACTGAATCTATCGTCAATTTTTAACATAACTCTTCTATTTTGGTTACACGTTTATAAACTTTTATTTTGTACTCAAAGAACTGCAAAGCCCCTTGCACCGTTCCGGCTTCGATTGTTATCTCGCAATCTGAACACTCGTCATTCTGTTCAGCTAAGTAGCTGATAAGGTATTTACGCATTTCCTTTACATTTAATTTTCCACTGCCCGACGCAATACTCTCTTTTCCTTGACTCCATATACTCTACGGCATGCGTGCATATAGTTCCACTAATATCAAAACATAAAATATACTTCGGCTTACTCGCAAAAGAAGCAAAGTCTGTTTTTACTATTCTGCTCATTACTTAAAAGGTTTAGTCTCGTTAGGTGCGAAAGAATCTCCGTCGCTTAATACTTCTGTAATTGTGTCGCTTAATAAGTAAAGGATCACGAACGGAATTAAAAAAGCGATTACGCTTATAATATATGTTGTTGTCATGTTATTTGGATTTAAATTCTTTACAAAGATAATACTTAATTCGAGATATAAAAATTATTTTGTATAAAAATTAAAAATTATTTTTATACTTCTCAATTTTCGCCTTAACTGCTTGCATCAAAATCTCTTGAGTGTCTCGCTTCCCGTCCAATGATAGCACCACGCTTTCGTCCTCTGTGCCTCTTGCAATAAGGTGTCCTATATTTACCGGATATTTTCTCCCTTGCCTGTGAAGCCTTTTATTAAATTGCATATAAAGTTCTAAACTCCAATTAAGAGAGAACCAAAGAGCCGAGCTATACCCTTCTTGCAAGTTCAATCCATGTCCTCCCGAAGCGGGATGCATTAACATAACTTGTATTTTGCCAGCATTCCAATCTTTAATATGCTGATCGGTTTTTAACCTTACTGGTTTATACTTCGCCAACTTTACCAAAAGCCTTTCGAGTTCATGCTTATAGGTGTAAGCAATTAATACCGGCTTACCGTTTGCAGCTTCGATAAATTCCTCAGCAGCTTCCAGCTTCAAGTCGTGTATAACGTGTACGCCTCTGTCCTCGTCGTAGATTGCGCCACCAGCAAACTGTAAAAGCTTATTGGATAAAGCCGCAGCGTTCATAGCGGTTATTTCGGTTTCGTCCTCGTTAAACATTTCCAGAACTTTCTCCCTCTCAAAGTCGTTGTACTTCTTCATAAGAGCCGGAGGGAACTCAATGCTAATAAAAGAGTCGATACGTTCCGGGAGTTCCAAGTAATCCTCCGACTTCATCGAAATGCAAATATCTGTTAGCTTATTATGTATGCGCTCGTCGCTATCGTTCAAAGCGTCATAGCTAAACCCGTTATAACTTTTACGAAAGTAGTTATCTCTAAACCAGCTAATAGTCTTACCAAGGCGTTCGCCTCTGTCTAATAACCATATTTGCGCCCACAAGTCAATTAATCCATTTGGTGCGGGTGTCCCTGTGAGTATCACAACTCTTTTAAAACAAGCTTGCACTTGCTTCAAGGCTTTGAACCTAAGCGACGCATGATTTTTAAACGAGCTGCTTTCATCTATAACAAGCATATCAAACGGAAGCATAGACCCCCCGTACTCACCACACAACCAAGCCACATTATCACGACTGATTAAATAAACGTCGGCTTTTTTGTTTAATGCTGCTTTGCGTTCTTTTGCAGTACCTATAATCTTGGATAGCTTTAAGCCTTGTAAGTGCTCCCACTTCTCAACCTCGGCACTCCATACGCTCTCAGCTACTCGTTTAGGGGCGATAACTAAAACCGTGTCGATTTCCAACTCCTCGTAAATCAAACGCTTAATAGCTGTCAAGAGACTAACCGTCTTACCGAGACCCATGTCAAGGAACAAACCACAAAACGGGTTTAATATCGTATGCTCTACCGCTTTACTTTGGTAGCGGTGCATTTGGTTTTGTTTTAGCATATTTTATGTTTTAGTAATAAATGCATTTTACCTGTGCATTTAGGGCAGGTATAAGTTTCTTTAAAGCGGTTATCAAAAGCGACTTCTAAGCCTCCACAACAATCATATTCTTTAGTATCTGATCCTTTAGGCCTTTCTTTTTCAATTAATAGGCATTTTAAACCCTTATCTAATATATAACAATATCTGTGTTTTTGTGTTCGAGGAATCCAAACGCCACGGTTATTTTTAGTACTCCCTCTCGGATTACATTTATTATTAGTGTCGAAAAAGTCCTGTTTTTTATCCGTCAAGCCATAGTATTTAAAATTACATACTTGATATATTGATCCTACGTGCCTAGAATCATCCGCTAAAGTAATTACGGCTTTTACTTTTTCTGCTCTTAGTTTCTTTAGTGAGTTAGCCAATAAATAACTTGTAGCGTTAGAGCCGTTCAAATCGGGAAGCATACAAAGACGGCTTAGCTCTAAAACGCTCTGATCAGAATTTGAAAGTCCAAACCAACCCTTCAAAGCCATAGTTCCCTGAGGGTTTGAGTATGTGGAAACTCCGACTAATTCGCTATTAAAAAACAAACCATAAGAAAACTTTGCAAAGAATTTAGCCTCTGCCAAATAGTGATAAATCAATATAAATTTATAAGCTTGAACTTTTGATATTTCTTCAATCGTAAAAATCTCTTTGGCTTTTACTTCTCTATTTTTAAAGGCTTCAAAATTCATGCTATCTCTTTTATAAAATTATTAATCTTTTCGGTTGTATCAAGTACCCAAACTTTAAAGCCTAACGCTTCTAAGCGTTTAAGTACTAATTTTTGTATAAGGGTTACTTTTTTACCTGTGCT